TCTAAAAAATCAGTAGGAACTGTTCGTAAATTTAAAACGGGTGGATCTGTTGTTAATACCTACGAAGCCAAAAAAAGTTCTGGCGATTTAGACAATATTAAAAAAACTAAAGATATTAAACCTGGTAAAGCTAGTGCCCCAACTGGCGCTAAAGGCGGTCCTAATAAGTACAAAGAAGGCGGTGAAATCATTGATATGCGCGACAACGCAAAAAATGATGTTGGCGATGATGCCCGCGCCCGTGCAAGGAAATTTTTAGAAACTGGTAAAAAAGACTCTGATGAAACGCCTAAGTCAATAACTAAATCGGCTCCTAAATCGGCTCCTAAATCGGCTCCTAAATCGGCTCCTAAATCTTCTTCCTCTAAGTCAAGTGATAAAGATTATTCAGATCAAAATGATAGACGCTCAAAACAAGTTGGGTACGAGGCTAGTGCTAATCAAAAAAGATTAAGAGAATATGATAAACCATTAGAAGAAGTTCATCCAGAAGATTATTTGATGCCAGGTGGTGTGTTAAAAGGTATGCTTAGAGGTGTAGTACGTTCTAGTGAAAAAGCGGCTGCTAAAGCAGCGGAAAAGAAAGCAGCTGAACGTGCAGAAAAACAAGCAGCCAAAGAAGCCAAAGATTCTACTAGAAGAGATGCTGAAGGATATAGTCCAGAAGAAGCAGTCAGAAAAATAGATGAGCCAGCACGTTCAGCGAGAACAGAATCAAGTGGCGCTATGAAAGACACATTTAAACCAGAAGAAATTCGTGAAGGGTTTAAAAAAGGTCGTAGTGTAAAGAAAATGGCTGGTGGCCGTCTTACTGACAGATTAGTAGACAATGTGATGGGCTCTCAATCACAAAACGAAAAAGCTAAACAAGATATGGCGCGTTATTTAAGAGCAAAACAAATGCAAGAAGCCGCTGGTAAACAAATGGGCACTGGTGAAAAAATGGCAATGGGTTTAGCAGGTATGGGACAAGGTGCTGCGGCTCCTTCCGTACCAACACAAATGCCCCCAACTGATCAAATGGGTGCACCAACTGGTATGCCAGCTCAAAAACGTGGTGGTCGTGCGGGTAAGAAGTAATGCCATACAAATCAGAAGCACAAAAAGGTGCAATGTATGCCGCAGCAACGGGTAAATCTACACTTGGCATACCTAAGAAAGTTGGTAAAGAGTTTGTTAAAGCTGGGCCAGCGACTAATAAACTACCACAAAAAGTAACTAAGCGAGCTTCTGGCCGCGGGAGATAATCTTGTTAAAACAAGGATTTATTAGAGAAGACGGGTATGTCTTTAAATCTTTGTATAAAGATAAAAATGGCAATGTAAAAGAACATTGGCTTTCTCCTAAATCTTGGGAAAATTGGAAACTAAAAAGAAATGAATGCAGTCGCACAAATTATTACAAAAATATTGAAAAAGAAAAGCAAAGATCTGCTCAATATAGAAAAAATAATTTTAGTAAAAACAACGCACGTCAAGCTAAACGAAGAGCAGTTAAAAAAAACGCTTCACCACCTTGGTTAACAAAAGAGCATAAACAACAAATAGAGTCATTTTATTGGTTGGCTAAATTGCAAACCGAATTAGATGACGGCATTTATGAAGTAGATCACATAGAACCACTACAAGGAAAAGATATTTGTGGACTTCATGTTCCATGGAATTTACAAATAATACCTATGCAAAAAAATCGTTCAAAAGGGGTAAAACGTGGCTTACAGTAACACAACTGGCAACACTAAGGTTAACGTTGATAAGTTACTTTCTTACGCATTTCGTGATGCTGGTAAAACTGCTGAGGAAATTACTCCAGAACTTATTGATGCGGGTAAGCAGGCACTATTTTACAACCTACAAAACCTATCCAACCTTGGCGTAAATCTGTGGCTATTGGAAAATCAACTGTATGGTGCTTTGACACAGCAACAGCAGTTGGTACTCCCAAAGACAGTCATCGACGTGCGTGAGGCTAACTGGGTGTATGTTCAGAACATTCAAGCGTCTACTTACTTGCCAACAGACAACTCCACGTCCCCTAACGCATTCAACCAAAACTCTACATTAACATCTTTAGCAACGTCAACCATTTCAGAAAACTGGCTTGGACTTGGCTACCAACAAGCGCAGAGTGTTTATTACGTTGGTTGGAACTGCTACGTTAACGGTAGTGGCACGCAGACATTTAACCTAGTGTATGAGTACAGTGACGACGGCATTAACTGGATTACCAAACAAACGTTCCCAGAAATTACCATGGTGGACAAGCAGTGGCAGTACTACAACATCTCCATCACAGAGCCACACCTATTTTATCGCCTGCGTGAAACCGTAGCGACAACATTCTCAGTACGTCAAATTGTATTCTCAACCAGCCAGCAAGTTATTCCATTGGCACGACTGAATCGTGACGATTACTGGAACTTACCAAACAAACAGTTTCCGTCAGTACGCTCGTTGCAGTATTGGTTTGACAGAACCATTGAGCCGTCTATGTACTTATGGCCAGTGCCTAATAACCCATATCAAATGTTTCAATTGGTTGTTGAAAAACAAATGATGGACGTTGGTTCACTAACAAATCAAATCTACGTGCCAGATCGTTGGATTAACTGCGTACAAAAACAGTTGTCACACTCAATGTCTTTACAGCTACCAGGTGTGGATATGGCTAGGGTTCAATATTTGGAAGGGCAAGCAGAAAAAGCGTTCCTACAAGCCAGCGAAGAGGATAGAGACAAATCACCTATCTATTTCCAACCTAACGTGAGTTACTACACAAGATGAGCGTAATAATGACCTACGACTCGCTGGTGTCAAACATCCAGCAATACATGGAGCGAGATGACTCCGACTTTATTGCACAGATTCCAAATTTGATTGCATTGGCTGAGTCATCTATTGCGGCTGAGTTAAAGACTTACATGCAGTTGACAGTGGTGGAAACTAGCCTTGCTGTTAATCAAACAGTACTCAATAAGCCAGCACGTTGGCGCAAGACAGTGTCTATGAAGGTTAATGGTCAGCCTATTTTATTGCGTAGCCAAGACTACGTGTCTATGTACTTGTCTGAGTCTTCTAGTGGACAGCCATTATACTACGCAGACTATGACTACAGCAACTGGAATTTTGCACCAAAACCAGACGTGGCTTACCCCGTAGAAATTATTTATTTCTCTGAAATTCAACCACTAGATTCTAATAATCAACAAAATTTATGGACTTCAGTAGCACCGCAGGCGATGCTATATGGCGCACTGTTACAGGCGCAAGGGTATTTAAAAGCGCTTGATAAGTTGCCTGTCTGGAAACAATACTACACAGACGCAGTAACGGCACTTAAAAAAGAAGACGATATTCGTCGTGTGGATCGCAATACGAACGTACAAGAGCCCTAATATATGACTACACCAATTTATACATCCCCGTTTACTGGCACTGTTGTTACACCAACGGACGTATCATACTCATCCCTTTCTTTTAGCACTAACACACAGTTATATTGGCCATCTATTGTTAATCAAGGAACTGGTCAAAACCCAGCAACACGTATTATTGATTGCACTGCGACAACCGCTGGGCTATCTATTCAGTTACCTCAGGCAAACCAAGGAACTAATGGTGCCGATATTTTATTTCGCAACCTTGGCTCCAATTCATTTGTTGTTAAAGACTACACGGGTGCAAACTCTGTCACGATTGCTGCGGGCGTGTCAAAATATTTTTATTTACAAGACAACACAACGTCTGCTGGCACATGGGGTAATGTAACATTTGGCACGGGAACTTCAGCCGCCGACGCAGCAACATTAGCTGGCGCTGGCTTAACAACCGTTAATGGTCAGTTAGCAACCACACAAAATATTATTGACGTTTCTGTTGCACCAACAATCACTAATTTGAACCGTGCTGCGACATATAATTGGACTGGTGGCTTAGGTAATATTTCACTTCCGTCAATTACAACACTTTCAACAGGCTGGTTTATTGCTTTTAGAAACAGCGGAACTGGCACATTAGTTTTTAGACCTGTATCGCCACAGACAATTAATGGCCAGACAACCATTACAACCAACCCAGGCGATTCTGGCTTTATATTTTATGATAACAGTTCTGGGCAATATATCACAGTTGGTTGGGTAACACCTAACAACGTGGTGTTTACTTCCGCTACGTATGACGTAGATGCAATTTCTGGTAGCACACTAAGTCTTGTATCAAACGCACCAATTATTCAAACGTATATTTCACAGTCTGCCACACGTAATGCTACATTAGCTGTTACTTTACCTGCCATTACTCAGCTGTATGTAATGGTAAATAACTGCACTAACATCAATGACGCCATTACCTTTCAAAACCAAGGAAGTAGCCAAGCACCGTTGTCTTTGGGAATTGGTCAGACATACACATTATTAAGCGACGGTACATTTTTATATGTGTTAAATTCGTCTTCGTCTTCTTATTTTAAAGCAATTAACGGCACAGCAACCTCACCGTCTTTTTCTTTTTTAAATGATACTAACACAGGTATGTATTTATTAGGTTCAAGCATTTTAGGGCTGGCGGCAAATGGTACGGAAATTGTTGACATAAACGCCACCAATTTATCTACACCACTTGTAACCGTTAAGGCACAACTCAATGCTACGTTGATTAGTGGTGGAACGTTCTAAATGGCGGCTGATAATCGAAAACAAGATAACTCGCAATATACTTCAATTTACAGCCTAGCAATACCCGCTGGAATTAAGCGCGACGGAACACAGTTTCAAAATGACCAATACACTGACGGTGTGTGGTGTCGTTTTCAGCGGGGCGATCCTAAAAAAATGGGCGGGTACCGCACACTATTTACCAGCAACGTGGGTATATATCGTGGCATGATATCACAACCGTATAACGGTGTTAATTATATTTTTGCCGGTAATTATAAAGAACTTGATATATTTAATAGCGGCATTAATTACGGGGTTGGTAGTGGTCCATTTGCTGCCAATATATTACTTGGCACGGTTCAGTTTAAATTAGTTTCAAATACTAGCACCAGTTTTGTGATTGCTGGTAACGTAACTGCACAGTTTCCAACGGGCACAAATGTTATTTTTAATCAGTCATCACCTGTTAATTTTGTAACGACAACGGTAACGTACTCATCACCTAACACGACAGTCAATGTTACCGGCACAATTACAGGTAGCCCAACATCTGTTTGGTTAAATAACTCAGCGGTGTTTACCCCTGATCCAGCGCTTGGGCCTTATCGTGTTACGTGGCAGTTTGACGCACAATTTAGCCCAGCGGGCGGGCAACTACAAATGTTTGCACACCCCGGCTATAACCTTATAGACATTGATAACGGTGTGGCTTCACAAGTAATGGTTGGTAATATAACGCCAACATCTGGAAATACGTGGACGTTTAGTGGCTTATCAGACAGTCAGGGTTTAAACCCAACCTATCAACCTATCAGTGTTGATGGTGGTGTTTGCATCTTGTATCCATTTATTTTTGTGTATGGTTCGCATGGCTATATTGCCAATAACAACGTTAGCAGCACTTATGCACAACAGAATTTTTACGACTGGAATGGTCCGTTAGCCAACCAAGCTAACATATCAGCCTCTAAAATTGTTAAAGGCATGCCAATGCGTGGTGGCACTAATTCACCAGCTGGGCTATTTTGGTCAACAGATAGTTTAATTCGTGTTTCATTTAACTCATCGGCGTCTAGCACGGCTACGGTGAGTCAATTTTGGAACTATGACATTGTTTCTAGCCAAATCTCCATCATATCATCAAACGCAGTGGTGGAGATGGACGGTGTGTTTTATTGGATGGGGGTTGATCGCTTTTACCAATACAATGGTAGCGTGTCGGTAGTACCAAATGATAAGAACGTAAACTACTTATTCAACAACCTAAACTACACACAACGTCAAAAAGTCTGGGCAACTAAGGTGCCAAGATATAATGAGATTTGGTTTTTTTATCCTAGGGGCACGGCCACAGAATGTACCGATGCTATTATTTATAACGTTAAAGACAAGCTTTGGTACGACGCTGGACAAGCAGTAGGGGCACAACGTTCTTGTGGATACACAACAGAATTATTTCCAACGCCAATATGGGCAGACTGGAACTACACGCCATCATTTAGTCAGCCATACGTTGTAATAGATCATCCAGCAAGTTTGCCTGCCGCGTCAAACAATCAGATGTACATATCTGGTAACGTTACATCTATATTTTCTCCTGGCAGTATTTTAACGTTTTCAACATCGGCTTTATCTAGTCAAACTTTTCAGGTGTCCACTTCGGTGTTTACCATCAATTCAACAATTGGATCACCTGGTGTTACGTTAGTGTCTTTTACTGGCGCCACTTCCAATTCCGTAGCTATTGGCACCTTGGTATATCAGCAAACAAGTGGCTATACTATTTGGCAGCATGAGTTTGGTCAAAATCAAGTTAACCTAAATACGGAAGAGGCGGTTTATTCCAGTATTACTACTAGTGATATTAGTTGGTTAACGGGTAGTCCTAGCGAAGAGGGGTTAATTGGTGTTAATCGTCGTATGCATTTGCGTCGTGTTGAGCCAAACTTCTTACAGACGGGCACTATGTCTATGACTATTTTGGGTCGTAAGTTTGCTAACAGCGCAACCGAAGAGGATTCTGGACCCTATTATTTTGAGCCCCATACTGATAAGATTGACTTGCGTGTAGAGCATCGTTTAATGCGTTTGAAGTTTGAATCAAATGAAATTGATGGAAACTTTGAAATGGGTAGGTTACTGATCACGGCAGAGTTTGGTGACGAAAGGCCGTAAACATGACAACCTACGTCAATAAAAATAACCAGCAGTTTTTTCCTTTCATACCAGAAAATTCTACTTGGGAAGACTGGAACGGTAACTTTATTATTTATTACGGGCAGTTAAATATACCGTATAATACAGAAGAGAACTGGAAGCACACAGCCGATACTATAGCCAGCACGTTTACGTTTTCGGCATTTCCGCTGCCAAGTTCTGAATTGTATGAAAATTGGCAAGACTGGGCAAAAGAAGTAACCCTAATGATTAACGGAAAAAGCCATTAATATGAAACAGCTAACAACTCAAGAAATTGTAAAGCATGACGCTGGTAAAGATTTTGAAAAAATCTATAAGGGATTACATCAACTTTTATCCACCGATAAATATCGTTTAATTCGTGAAAATAACACTTTGTTTTTGGTTAAAATATTAAAAAAAGGTTCGGCTCATATTTATACAATTAGTGCAGATGCGCCTAAAACTATTTTGCGTAGTATGTTAGGTTGTCTAAATGCTATGAAAAAAGCCAATTATAAAGAAATTCACTTTGACACAAAAGAAAAAAGTTTGCCAGTTTTTTTAAAAAATAATGGGTATGCCATACATCCTTTAAAAAATAATGTATTTGTGGTGAAACTATGAGCAGCGTTATAGAAAAAGTTTCGGATTTACTTTCAGATATTGGTCGTCCTATTGAAAATGTAGTTCATTCGGTTGAAAAAATTGGTCAAAACATTATTGACAACCCATTGCCAGTTATTGAAACTATTGCATTAACAGCTGTTGGCGTTCCTTATCCTGTTGCGGCGGCGGCGGTTACAGCGGCAAATGGTGGTAGTATTCAAAACATTGCAATTAGTGCAGCGGCGGCTTATGCTGGTGGGCAAATAGGTACTGCGGCAGGAGAATTTGCTGGACAAACCATAAGTGGTTCCGTATCCCCTGCAATGCAAGCAACTATTCAGCAAATTGTTACTGGGGCTTCTGGTAGTGCGGCAGCAACAGCCATACGAGGTGGAAATTTTTCAGACATATTAACTTCTGGATTATCTGGTGGTGTATCAAGTTTAGTAGCGGATCAACTAAAAGGCTCAAACCTTGATTTTGGAAAACTTCCTAATAATTTAATTACTAACGCTGTTAATAACGCAACTAAAGCTATTCTTAGTGGCAAAGACGTAACATCGGCTATTACCAATTCTACAGTTAGCACATTAATGAGTGCAGGATTGCGTGAGGCAGCTGGTCAGATACAAAGTGCGTATGGTGAATTATCAAAAAAGAACGAAACATTACAAGACATTAATAGCACATTTAATGATGTAAAATCGCAAGCCAATGATTTTTATAACAATAACATTCAACCAATAGCAGACGAAGTTAACAGTTATGCCAAGCAATTAACCACGGGCTTATTGCCTATGCGTTTAACAAATAGTAGAAATACATATACGGATTTTAAAAATAAGTATGATGACGCAGTAAAAAATAATGATTTAAGTGCCATGAATTATTATGCTATAAATTTAAATAATTTAAACGATAGCATGGCTAAAGATTATTCTACGTATCAAGGCATATTAAGCAAATATACCGATGCAAATACGGCACTTGCAGCTAAAATTAATGACGATACATACCAAGGTTACATTTCGCAATTAAATGACCTATCTTCACAAGCAAGTACTTTAACTGATTCAATTAATGAATCGGCTAAATCATTAGGTACAAGCATAGCCGATTTTAGTGTTCACGAATCTAAAATAATTGCAGACCAGATTAAAGGTGATACAACATTACCAACAATTCCAACGGGTGTTCCAAATGGTTCAAAATTAACTTTTGATGGTAGTAAATATGGATTAGATTCAAATACATATACTGCACCCGATGGAACAAATTATGTAGTCAATAGTACTGGAATGGTTCAAAAGGTAGGCGCAAATGGTGCAGATGGGTTACCAACGCTTGAAACAGTTTATACCCCACCTAAACTGGCTACTGACCCGGCTTTTACTAAACCACTTACTCCGGAAGATAAATATAATGCTTTTATTAAAGACGGGTTTTCGCCTAGTAGTGCAGCTGCGTTATCAAGGTATACTCCACCCGTAACAACTACTGACAATACACAGACTGGTGCTTTGCCTGTAACAACTACTGACAATACACAGACTGGTGCTTTGCCTGTAGCAACTACTGACAATACACAGACTGGTGCTTTGCCTGTAACAACTACAGATACAGTTAATCCTTATGAAAATAAAGATTTAAATGATTCTTTAGCTAGATTACAACAACAAATTGAAGCACAAGCTAAATTAGTATCGCAAAATCAAACTACAACACAGACTGGTGCTTTGCCTGTAACAACTACTGACAATACACAGACTGGTGCTTTGCCTGTAGCAACTACTGACAATACACAGACTGGTGCTTTGCCTGTAGCAACTACAGATACGGCTAATCCTTATGAAAATAAAGATTTAAATGATTCTTTAGCTAGATTACAACAACAAATTGAAGCACAAGCTAAATTAGTATCTCAAAATCAAACTACAACAGCGGTTGTTATTGGGGTTGATCCAGTAAATAACCAAGCATCTGTTATAGATAATAGTGGTAATGTAACAACTATTGCAGCAGACAATATTAACAATGGTGATGTAGTAAATTTAGATTTAAACAATAATGTTATATCGTCTTCCTCTGGAGTAAATGGAATAGATTTAGGTCAAGTAGCTAGTAACAATAACACAAATACAACTACAGACACCCAATTAACTAATACAGTACCTTTAGTTCCAACTAATATTATGAATGAAAATATTGGCAATGGAATTACTCTTAACCCAATAGGTCAAGACACAAATGTAAATACAGATCAAACAGTTGCACCATTGAATCCTATTAAAACAAACGATGATGGAACTACGTCTGTAACCTTGCCCGATGGGACAGTAAACACCTATGATGAAAATGACAACTTAGTTAGTTCTGAACCACCAGTTGAACAACCACCAGTTGAACAACCACCAGTTGAACAACCACCAGTTGAACAACCACCAGTTGAACAACCACCAGTTGAACAACCACCAGTTGAACAACCACCAGT